TGGTTTGATACGGCCAGCTATGACATCACGTTCCAGCAACTGGTCGACGCGGTACAGGCGATGGCGACGTTGCAGGCGACGTTTGAGAGCGTGCGCAGCAAATTGCAGATCGTCCGCACGAGGTAACCAATGGCCGATCAAAGCTTTCCGGTCAAAAATCAAGCTTATGTTTTCGTCACGGCGTTGGTCAGCCAAGCGGACGCCAACCTGTTCCAGAACCTGCCGACGCTGGCGGTGGGAGACGCGAGGATCAATGCTTATGACGGCGCGGTCTGGTCCGGCTGGGGCAACACGACCAACGCCCCGGCGCAGCTTGGCGAGCGCGGGGTAGCTATTACGTTCACCGCGCCGGAGATGAATAATGACATTGTATTTCTTGTCCTTCACGATGCGGCAGGCGCAGAGTGGCAGGACCAGGCGTGGATATTTCATCCGACGCTGAACCCGCAGAATAACGTGGGCATCGCCGCTGGCGCGATCACGGCGGCCACCTTTGGCGCGGGCGCGATAGACGCGGCGGCCTTGGCGGCAGATGCGGCGCAAGAGATCGCCGACACGACGCTAGGCCGGGACTTCGCCTCAGTCGCCGGTGCGGCTGGCCGGTCGCTGCTGAACGCGGCGAGGTTCCTACGCAACCGCTGGCGCATAGCAGGTGGCGCGTTGACAGTTTACGAGGAAGACGATGCCACGTCAGCCTGGACAGGGCCGGTTACGACTGTCGCCAGTGACCCAGTCGTGGAAATAGACCCGACGTAATGTTACCGTTACTCATCATTCGACTGGGAACTTTAACCGACGTTGGCAAGGCGACGACCGATGACGCGCCGGTGTCAGCAGCGACGGTTGCGGACGCTGGCGTATCAACGGCGACGGCTGACGATGAGCAGATCGGCACGGTAATGATAGACGACGATCCGTAATGGTGAATTATGGCAGTTCAAGACACGAATGTCTATGATGTAGGGCAGGAAGTCAGGTCGACGGTAGTATTCGCCGTCAGCGGTGTGGACACTGACCCGACAGTGGTTATATTCCGCTATCGAGATCCGAGCGGGAATGTGACTAGTAGTACCTTTGGTGTTCCAGGCTCAATTGTCGTCAATCACAGCGTAGGCAACTATCACGCCGACTGGATATTAGACGAAGAAGGCCGGTGGTACTATCGTTGGGAAGGCACTGGTGCAGTTGACGCGGCGGCGGAACACAACCTTGAAGTCAGGGACTCGTTATTCACTCCATAGGTGAGATATGCCAGCTAGCAGATACACGACAGTCGAAGACGTAAAACGCCGGGTGCAAAAAGAGGACGATTCGGACGATCTGACCATCTTCTCGCTCATTCGGGCGGCGGAGAACGCGATTGACAACTTTTGCAACCGGCCCGATGGGTTTCTGTCAGACACAACGGCCAGCGCCAGGTATTACACCGGAAACGGACGGGCGTTCTTGCTGATAGATGAATGCACGGCGATAACTGAGGTGGCGGTCAAGGATGCGGCCAGCGACACGACATACACAACCTGGAACTCGCCGACGACGAACATGGCGAATGATGGCGACTGGCTGGCGTTCAGTGGCGACCCGGAGAACCCTGACTTTAACAGCTTGCCTTATGACTCGCTGATGGTCGACCCGACTGGAGACGAGAGCGTGTTCACCTCTGGCAGGTTCTTGGGCTTGCGTGGTTTCAGGCCAGAAGGTACACGCGGACGCAATGTCTCGACTGTGCGAGTGACAGCTAACTGGGGCTATGCCGCAACCGCACCGACTGAGATAGCTGAAGCTGCTGCCATGCAAGCTACCCGCTGGTATAAGAGATTGCAGGGCGCAATGACTTCCTCGCTGGCAACGCCTGAACTGGGCACGATAGAGGTGTACAGGACGCTGGACCCGGATATTGAGTTCATCCTGGCGCAAGGTCGGTACGTCAAGCCAGCGACAGGCAGGCGATGATGGCCGACGACGCCATAAAGATGGAAGTAAAAGGCTTGAAAGAGGTGCAAGCCGAGATGGCGCGTATCGCCAAGGGCATGACGGGCAGCCTGATGTACGGCGCGATGTCCAAAGCGACGCTCATCGTGCAACGTAGCGCGGTCAAAGACGCACCGGTCGACCGGGGCCGCTTGCGGGCCAGCATCACGCCGGAGGTGGCGGTCAGGGCCAACGTCATCGAGGGCGTGGTGGGCAGTAACGTCAAGTACGCGCCTTATCAGGAACTCGGCACCAGGCCGTTCTGGCCGCCGTGGCGACCCATTTACGAGTGGGCGCTGCGAAAGACCAGGGGCGACCGGCGCGGCGCGGGAGCGTTAGCCGCCTCGGTCCGGGCCAGCATCGCCGCTCGTGGCATCCGCGCCAAGCGGTTCTTGCAGGGCGCGGTCGAGAAGAATGTCAACAAGATCGTCAATCTGTTGGGCAATACAGTGGGGCGCATAGTGAATGGCTAAAGTGACAGTGGGTGAAATCTGCGATGCGGTGGCGACGACGCTGTCCGCCACGACCGGGCTGGCCCGTACACAGAGCTATAACCAACTGACCGAGGGCATGAACACCCTGCCGACGTTGCAGGTCTACCCGGAGACGTGGGAAGTCTCGGCGGGCAGCGAGACGGACCGCATCGCCTTCGTGGACGCCGCGACCGGCGTGCCGGGTCACCGTTTCACCGAGATGGTGCTACACCTCGACCTATACGTCCGCCAACGGTCGCAACTGGCCGAGGACTGGGGCGAGGCGGTGGATCTGGCGAGTGAGCTGCACGACAAGCTGGACGAGGAAGGAAGTTGCCCGCTTTTTTCCCAGGTCGGCATTCGCACCATGCACTGGACGGCGACGCGGGTTGTATTCGAGTACGGCTCAGATGCACGGGGCCAGCCGTTGCGTTACGCTGGCTTCAGGTTTGAATTGACAGTGAGGATATTCTGATGATCTACAGAGTCATACAGCGGTTGTCGGTTGGAAAGAAGACGGGCTACGTCGAGCCGGGCGCGATGGTGACGGATGACGACCTGGGTATCAGGGTGACGGCCATCCTGGTCGAGCGGGGGGCTATCTCGCCCGTCAAAGCGCCGCCGTTGGACGCGCTGCCCGGCTGGCACCTGCGCGCCCAAAAATTTGAGGCCGCCGGTTACGATGCTATTTTACTGCTAGAGACGGACACGGAACTGATCGCCAGAGAGACGGGCTATCAGGAGCGGTCCATCGACAAGTGGAAACGAGAACTCATGGATTACTTGGAGGTCAAGCCGTCCCAGGTGCGGCGCGGCTGTTGCGATGACGAGGAGCCAGAGGCCGAACCTGAGCCGGAAGAAACCGAGCAAGAGGAAACAGAACAAACGGAGGTAACAGACAATGCCACAGACGAATGATGCCATACCGCTCGCGTGCGGATTGCTGGAAATCGCCACCGACGCCAACTGTGTCGGCTGGGTAGACATCTCCGGCAGTTCACAGACGCTGGAAGAGCCGAGCCAATCGCGCATCACCGACCAGGCGTACACGCTCGACGGCGACGGGGCGATCATCACCGCCGGGAAGAAAGAGCCGTTGGAGCTGACGGTGCAGATCGTCTACACCGAGACGGCGGGCGAAGCGTTCGAGGTCGTGAGGGCCTCGTGGGAAACGTCCGGCTGCCGTGGCCGGGCCTGCCTGCGCTGGTCGCCGGGCGGCGGCGACATCGGCGACGCGCTGTACACGACCGATCGCGGGTATATCATCAACTTCATCTACCCGCGGCTAGATGCGTCAGCCGGTGGGCCGATCATGACCGGCTTTGTGCTGAAGGTCAGCGAGGTCACCAGGTCGGTCGTCGCCACATAGCCAGGGGGGAATATGCCACAACGGAAGACGACCCGCAAGTTCCCCACGCCAGACGTGCAAGGCGAGGACAGTTGGGTCATGCTGCGCTCGATGACCGTCGGCGAGGTTCTTGAGCTGCAACGCGGGCTTGAGGAGAAACCGGGCCTGTGGCAGCGGCTGACCGACAGGTTCAAGCGGCAGAGAGCCGCGTCGCGGGCCGAGAACTATGAGCGGTTCGTCAAGCGCGTCGTCAGCTACGTCGCCGATTGGAACTGGGTCGACCATCACGGCCAGCCACTACCCAACCCGCGAGAGCACCCGGAGGTGGTGACCGTGCTGACCGACGCTGAGATGGTCGCCCTGACCAAGATTGTGTATGGCGAAGTGGATGCGGAAGAGACAAAAAACTGAGGCAGCGGCTTGCCGAGCACCTGTGGGGGTCCGGCAAGCCGCCGTGGCCGTATCTCACGTTCCGGCTGTGCCGTGACGTGTATCATTGCCGTCCGTCCGAGCTGTACCGGGAGGACTGGTTCGAGGTGTTAGACCACGTCGAGTGCTGGAATTGGGAGATGAAGGCGAGCAGGCGGAAATGGGCGTTGATGGGGCGATAGATGGCTAGACGTTTTGCTATTAGCGTAGTCATATCGGGCAAGGACAAGCTGTCCAGCGTGCTGAACGGCATCACCCGTGGCGCGATGGAGCGCATCGGGCACAAGGTCACCGAGCTTGTACAACGGCTGCCACAGATGGCCGTCGAGATGGTCAAGCTGGGCGCTCAAGTCCAGCGCCAGG